CCCTCGTTTCGGATCGGCCCCTGGGCAACGCCCCTGGGCGGAAAGGCGAACATGCCGTATCGCATCACGCGCAGCCACGAAATCGACGCCGGACACCGGGTCTGTGGCCATCTCGGCAAGTGCGCCCATCTGCACGGGCACCGTTATCGGTTCGATCTGACGTGCGAGCCGGAGGCGGGCCTTGATGCGCTGGGCATGGTGGTCGATTTCGCGGTGCTCAAGGACCGCCTCTGCTCCTGGCTCGACGCGCACTGGGATCACCGCATGCTGCTTTGGGTCCATGATCCGCTGTTCGAGCGACTGGCTGATATCGACCCTGGTGTGGTGGCGCTTCCGTGCAATCCGACTGCGGAAAACCTGGCGCAGCATGTGGTTGAGGTGATCGCCCCGCCGCTGCTTGTCGGCACCCATGTTCGCCTCGTCGCGTGCGCGGTGCACGAAACGGCGAAGTGCAGCGCGAACTTTGCGCTTGATGCTTCTGTCCGCGTCCTGTGGGCCGAACCGGCCGATCTGCTCGGATGACCGATCCGTTGCCGATCAACGAGATTTTCGAGACGATCCAGGGCGAGGGCCACTGGAGCGGAACGCCCGCTGTGTTCGTTCGCCTGCAAGGATGCGATGTCGGTTGCCCGTGGTGCGACACCAAGCACACCTGGGACCTCGATCCGCGCGACGAGATTCCGGTCGGCGCGATGCTCGTCAAGGACGGTTCCTCGCGGCAATGGGCCATGGTGCCGGTGTCGATGATCGCCGCCCAGGTGCAGCTCTACCGCTCGCGTCATGTGGTGATCACCGGCGGCGAGCCCTGCGTGCACGATCTGACGCCGTTGACCACATCGCTGATCGAGCAGACCGGCCGCGACGTGCAGATCGAGACGTCAGGCACCTACCCGGTGCTCTGCCATCCGAAAGCCTGGATCACCGTCGCACCGAAGCTCGATATGCCCGGCGGCCTCGATGTGCGTGCCGACGTGCTGGCGCGCGCCAATGAGATCAAGATGCCGGTCGGCAAGCCGGACGATGTGATGGCGCTGCTCGATCTGATGGATCGCCATTCGGCGATTGAGGCGCTGCGCGTCCAAGGCATGGTGTCCCTGCAACCCCTCTCACTTTCGGCAAAAGCGACGCGGCTTTGTGCTGCCAACGCGATTGCCAACGGGTTTCGTGTCAGCCTGCAGACGCATGCGCTGGTCGCGTGGCGCTGATCGATCGACGTGCCCTACCGGCCGCCGATCCATAAGCCGGTGGTGTTCCGCTCGCGCAAGCGACAAAAAGAGGATGCCGCGGCAGCGCGCCGCAATGCGCGCCCCTACCTGACGCGCAACTGGCGGGCGCTGCGCGCCTACATCCTTCAGCGCGACAGCTACAGGTGCCAGATCGCCAGCGAAATATGCACGGTCTATGCCGACACGGTCGACCACATCGTCGAGCGGTCCCGGGGTGGCGAGGATGTGCCGGCGAACCTGCGAGCCTGCTGTCGCGCGTGCCATAACAGACGCCACCCCGACAAGGGCGGCGCCTGGCCCTGAGCGCCAGCGGGCTTTCGTATGCTTCGCCGCGCCGGCGGGCGGAGGGTCGGGTCAAAAGTCTGGCGGCTGCTCCGGCCAACCGGCGTGGGCACTGAAAGACGCGTACGCGAAATTGGAAATTGCGGGTGGGAGAAATGTCCCTGTCACCACGTTGCGGATCGCCCGATGCGAGGCCGTAAGCCCGTCCCGACCCGCCTCAAGGTGCTGCATGGCAATCCGGGCGGGCGGAAACTCAACATCGACGAACCGGTGCCCCGCGAACCGCTCGCCGATGCGCCCGAGACGCTGACCGAGGAACAGGCCGAGAGCTGGCGCTACGTGATGCGCCACGCGCCGCCCGGCCTGCTGCGCTCGCTCGATCGCACGCTGCTGACGCTGTGGGTCCAGCATGAGGAACGCCACGCCCGCGCTGCGGCCCAGGTCGCCGAAATGGGCGATATGGTCAAGTTTCCCGGCATCCCGATGCCGATGCCGAACCCCTACCTGCGCGTCATGAACCAACAGGCGCTGATCCTGATCAAGCTCGCCTCCGAAATGGGCTTCACGCCCGCATCGCGCGCGCGTGTGGCGTCAGCGAGCGCAGAGGGCCATCCGGTTTCCTCCCCGGCCTCTGTGCCGCTGGCGCGAAGCAAGAACAAGCCCTTGCCGCTCGATCAGTACCTTGCGTCAGCCCCGCCGGTCCCGGTGCTGCACTGAGGTGACGGTTGCGAAGGCGCAAGGCGGAGATCCCAGCGCGGCGCCCCGCGCGTAGCGTCGATCCTGTCAGCGCTTATGCGCACGATGTCTGCACCGGGCGGATAATCGCCTGCCGGTATGTGCGCCTCGCCTGCGAGCGGCACTTCCGCGACCTGATCGCCGGACGCAAGCGCGGGCTGGTCTATTCGCCCGAATGGGCGCGCTACGCCATCGGCTTCTTCAGCGACTACCTTCGCCACAGCAAGGCCGAATGGGCCGGCCGCCCGCTGGTGCTCGAACCCTGGCAGGAATTCGCGATCGGCTCGGTCTATGGCTGGTTCCGCCGTGATGGAACGCGACGGTTCCGCACCGCCTACGAGGAGGTGGCGCGCAAGAACGGCAAGTCGTCCATGGCCGCCGGCGTCGGCATCTTCGCGCTGATCGCCGATCAGGAACCGGGCGCAGAGGTCTATGCCGCGGCAACCAAACGCGACCAGGCGCGGATCATCTTCACCGAGGCCCAGCGCATGGTGCGCGCGAGTCCCGACCTACGCCGGCGTATTGCCGTGTTCCAGCTCAATCTCTCGATCGACGAAACCGCGGCGAAGTTCGAACCGCTCTCGGCCGACGAGCGCACGCTCGATGGCCTCAACCCTCACTGCATACTCGTCGACGAGCTGCACAAGCACCGGACGCGCGCGGTGCTCGACGTGCTTGACACCGCGATGGGCTCCCGGCGTCAGCCGCTGCTCTGGATCATCACCACCGCCGGCGACGACAATCCCGAAAGCGTCTACGCCAAAGAGACGGCCTACGCCATTCAGGTCATCGAAGGCGTGGTGCAGGACGATAGCTACTTCGCGCTGATCTACACGCTCGATGCCGACGATCGATGGGATGACCCCAAGGTATGGGTCAAGGCGAACCCGAACCTCGGCGTCTCCGTCAAACTGGACGATCTCAAGCGCCAGGCCCTCAAGGCGGCGCACAGCCCGCCCGCGCTGGTCGCCTTCAAGCGCCTGCGCTGCAACGTGCGGACATCCGACGCGACGCGCGCGATCGACATGCAGGTCTGGAAGCGTTCGACCGATGGACCGTTCGATCCGGCAGCGCTTGAAGGCAGAGCCTTCTTCGGCGGTCTCGACCTGTCGTCCAAGATCGACCTCAGTGCCTTCGTTAAGCTCTTCCCGCCCGTCGATGGCGAGACGCGGTGGCGCGTCGTGCCCCGGTTCTGGATGCCCGCCGACACCGTGGCGGAAAAGAGCGATCGCGATCAGGTGCAATACCGCCGCTGGATCGACGATGGGTTGATCGAGGCCACCGCCGGCAACGTGATCGACCATGAGGAGATCAAGGCAGCCGTGCTCGAGGATGCCCGGCTCTTCGATTGCCGCTCGCTCGCCTACGACCCCTGGAATGCGACGCAGCTTGCGGTCGCGTTGGAAGCGGAGGGCCTGCCCGTGGTCGAGTTCATCCAGGGGATCAAGAGCTACACGGCGCCGACGAAAGAGCTGACCGCGCTCCTGCTCGGCGGCCGGCTCGATCATGGCGGCAACCCGGTGCTCGCGTGGATGGCTGCGAACCTGCACGTGCAGACTGACAAGAACGAAAATCAGATGCCGACAAAGAAACACAGCATCGGGCGCATTGACGGCATGACCGCGCTCATCATGGCGATCGGGCGCAGCATAGCCGAGGATGACCAGGCGGGCCTCGATGGCTTTCTGTCAGACCCGGTGGCGCTCTGACGATGGCCGGCCTGCTTCATCGCATTGCGACAAAGGCGGTGCTGACGATCGCCAAGCAACTGTCGCTGACCGATCCCCGGCTCTACCAGCACTTCGACGTCGGTCCGACCTACGCCGGCGAGAGCGTCACGGTCGATACCGCGATGCAGCTCGATACCGTCTGGTCCTGCGTCAAGCTCAAGGCACAGACGGTCGCCACACTGCCCTGCGTCATCTACAGCCGCGACGCGCGCGACTTCGGCCAGCGGAACCGCGATCATCCGCTTTATTCCCTGCTGCACGATCAGCCCAACGCCGACATGACGGCTGCCGAGTTTTGGGAGGCGATGGTCGGCGCGTACCTGCTGTGGGGCAACGCCTACGCGCAGATAACCTGGGCCGGCAAGCGCGTGATTTCGTTGATGCCGATGCGCCCGGACCGCGTGACGATCCGCCGTCTGGTCGATGGCAGCCTGCTTTACTTCTACGCTTACATGGGCGTGCGTCTTGAGCTGACCGAGGCCGAGGTCTTCCACCTCAAGGGCTTCTCGCTCGACGGCCTGGTCGGCATATCGCCGGTCGCGATGGGCCGGCAATCGATCTCGGCCTCGCTCGCCGCGGAGAAGGCCTCGGGCTCGTTCTTTCGCAACGGCATGCGCCCGTCGGTGGTGATGTCGGCGCCAACCTATCTCACCGACGTTCAGCGCAAGCGCAAGCAGGAATTCATCGACGAATTCTCGGGCGCGATCAACGCCGGTCGCGTGCCGATCATGGAGGGCGGCTGGAAGCTCGATCAACTCTCGCTGCCGCCCGAGGACGCGCAACTCCTCGG